TTAATAACATCTCTAATAAATCAGCATATAAAGTTTTAGAAATTATTAATCCACAGCCTGATTCCGTTGGTGTACTTTCTTATTCTTTATTTGGTGATTCAGCATCCAAAAGATTTAGACCTGGACTGATAGAACCTCTTCTTTACAATTCCAAAGAAATGAAGACGGAGTTACCTGGTTGGAGTTCTAGAATATATATTGCAAAAAATATATCAGATGATATAAAAAATGAATTGGTAGAAGCTGGATACGAGCTTTATGTTATGAATGTTCCGACAAAAGACGAAGGTTATGTATGGAGATTTATGCCGGCATCTGAAAATAAACCTTTTGTTTCTCATGATGCAGATATGAGATTCAGTAATTGGATGAATGAAACTTCTATCGGAACTGTTGTTAAAAATTGGTTAAAAACAGATAAACCATTTTTAAGACGTATACTTGTAAGTCATATGCATTCGTTCTTCAATATAACTCCGATATTAGCTGGAATGTGGGGATCTCGTCCGCAAAAAAACAAATATAATTCTCTAACGGACATAAAAGAAACTCTGGAAAAATATGATTTTGAAGGGTTTGGAATGGATGAGGTTTTTCTAACTAGAGAAATTTGGCCAAAAATGAAAGAACATGGATACTATTCTTCATCTGGTTGGAAAACTTCTTTGATACTTCTATTTACCATTTTTGTATTTTCATTATTAATAGTTGTAATTGTTGTTAATATAAATAAAAAAAGTTAAGTTTATTTTGTACTTTACAAAATAAAATTGAATATGTTTTTATAAATGTCAAAACTAATAACAAAAATGAAAAGATCAGCAACAGTAGTATATAAAAATACCCGTTCAAAAAGAGCTCGTTTAACAGCTCCGTTAACTAATGCAAGACCAGAGAAAAAAATTGTATCAGCAACACATACACATAATTATATGATTAACGACACTTTAGTAGATTGGTTAAAATCTCGAAGCAGAAGAGGAACTAGAAGAACACCAGTATACACGGGAAGCAAAGGATTTGGTCAGTTTATAATGAGAAAAGGGGTTGAGTTTGAAACAGCTCTTGTAAAACATATTCACGAGAATAGAACACCAATTGTTACAGTTTCAGATTATATAACCGATGATACATGTAGGTTGGTCGTTAATCTCATGAAACAGGGTGTACCAGTTTTACACTCAGTACCAGTAAAGAATAATTACAATAGAACCCAAGGTGTCATCGACTTGTTAGTAAGAAGTGACTGGTTATCCAATATTGTCGATATTGATCCTTTATCTGTCATTGAGAAGACTAAATCAGCTTCGAGATTGAATGGTGATTATCACTATGTGGTCGTCGACATCAAGTTCTCAACTTTAACTCTTCGTGCAGACGGAATTCATATTCTCAATACAGGTCATTATCGTGCTTACAAATCACAATTACTAATCTATACACAGGCAATTGGTCGTATTCAAGGATATACAGCTCCTTACGCATTCATTATGGGTCGCCGATGGAAGTACACGTCGAAGAAAATCACAAACCACGGTTTTAGTTGCCTTGACAGGTTGGGAAAAATTGATTACCAAATTAGTGACAGATCTTATATCAATGAAACTAAAAACGCAATTAATTGGGTCAGGGATGTCAAAGAAAACGGCTCTACATGGTCAATTTCTCCTCCATCTCGTATTGAGTTATACCCCAATATGTGTTTGGACTCTGGTAAATGGAACATTGAGAAGGAAAAAATTGCCAAATTAAACGGTGAGATGACAAATGTTTGGAATGTCGGTGTCAAACATCGAAATGCCGCTATCAAAGCGGGTATTACTAGCTGGAAAGATCCAGCTTGCACTGCTTCTGTAATGAACATTGGAGGTAAACGTGGACCGGTGATTGATGAAATTTTGAAAATTAATCAGCAAACAACTGATAAAATCCGACCTGCTGTTGTACAGAACAATATTAACAACTGGAAAGAGAAATGTAATGAGGTTTACGTAGACTTTGAAACTCTTTCTGATATCTTTGGAAGTTTTGGTGACCTTCCTCAACAGAAAAGTTCTGACATGATCTTTATGATTGGTGTCGGATTGGAAAAAGATGGTAAATGGGAATATCGAAGCTTTATTTGTAATGCACCAACTATTGAGGAGGAGTACAAAGTAATGGACGATTTTATGAAATTTATGAGAGATTTGGGAAATCCAAAGGCACATTACTGGCATGCCGAGAAAAACTTTTGGAAAAGAGCTGAAAATAGACAGTTTGATTTAGCTAATACTGTAGACAGAAAAGATCATATTTCCGATGACTGGACAACACCAGAATGGTGTGACATGTTACACATCTTCAAGTACGAACCCATTGTAATCAAAGGGTGTTTCAAATTTGGGTTAAAAGCAATTGCAACATCAATGAGAGATCATGGAATGATTAATGCATCAATCGACAGTAGTTGTAATTCAGGTATGATGGCTATGGTAAATGCTTGGAAATGCTATCAATACTCAGATAATCCAGTCAATACAGAAACAATGAAAGACATTACTAAGTACAATGAGTTTGATTGTAAAGTATTGTGGGAGATTATGGGATATCTACGTCAGAATCATATGTAAATTTGTAAATTTATTATTACTAATATTAGTAATAATACTTGTTAAAAATATTTAGAATTCAGATACATTGTTAATGTGATCAGGATCGAATCGAGCATTATGAAAGTCCCAGTAGTCGTCACAACCAAATTTCCAACCTTTTGGTACTACCGGAGCTTTCCAGTAAAAGACACAATCTTGCCATCTATTTGTCTGTGTTGCTCCATGAATATACAGTGCTGTGTAATCATTGGTTAACTGATCCATAATTTCACAAAAAGTTTTAAAGTCTGGAACGATAGATGCATAATTTTTGTACAAAGATTCTCTGTTTTTGAGCAAAGGTTCACGAAGAATAAAGATACCATCAACATTTGTACGAATGACCGGTTTTACGTCCATCGCGTACTGTAATGACAGGATATAAAGAAGTTTCCAATGTCTCCCTTTTTTATATAAAGCTTGTTGCAGAGGCTTGTTAAAAATACGAGGATCATCTGTGCAATCATCAAGTATTAGTACAGCCCATGGATTTGGTAAATGTTTATGAGCAAGTTTCTGTCTTTTGACAACGTCTTTAATTTTCTCTTCGTCGTATGTATTGAATACGAAAGTGCTAGGCATAATAGCCTTGTATGCGTGATTTGTATCCTCTGAACCGCTCATTGCAACCCCTACCGGGAATATATGTTTTTTTGAATATAAAAGTGCTGTTATCAAAGTTGATTTACCTGTACCTGGTTTTCCCACAACAACCAATTTACATCCACCGTTGTAATCTTTGTCACGAAAACGACTGGAGATTGGTGCTATCATATCAACGTTAAGTTCCTGTATTTCAATATCAGTTATGGTTGGGCTACTCATTTTTAAGGTTAAGAATTGTTTTGTTTAAATACTTTTATTTCTGTTTATAAAAGAAAGATGATTAATATCTCAACATTATCTCCAATTTTTATACTCATAGTTATAGGTGTTATAATTTTTTCCGTAATAAAATGGTACAATAATATTCCTATTTTTAGCAACTTTCAATCTTCAACAATTTGGAAAGCTTTCGTCTTAAATTCTATAGCTTCATCGATAATTATTTTCATTGCTTTAACAGTTAAACAAAATTTTGACACAACTAGTGACAATAAACTGATAAGAAAAACAAACTTATACAGTATATTTTTAACACTAAGTTTCACATTTATGTCATCGATGCTTGCATATACACTGATGTATGTATTTTTCGGATTTGGAGGTGGAATGTTGATTACAAAACCCTAAGTCTTTATTGTGTTAAATCACAATAAAGAAACAATTACCATTTTCTGTTCATTAAAAATACAATAACGCAGCAAGTTAAAGTAAATGTCAAAGAGTAAGATATTATAGATGAATACGATCTTGTAATAACGTGATCATCGTCTTTGTCTATTTTTTGAACCCAAGATGGAGAAACTACACACAAAATACCAAAAGATACTGTAAATGTGACTATAAATGTTATTAATAATATTTTATTCATTTATATCTAGAAAATATTTTATTCATAGTCAGAATCAGAATCATCATTATCGTCATTAAAACCATGTGGTTCAGAGTCTAGCAATTCCTGTGACTTTACATATATTGAGATTTTACCAAGACTACCAACACTTGAGCGAAATAACAATGGTAAATTATTATTTGCTGGAAAGATCTGCATTGTATTACTTAATCCTGCAAGTTTGGTAATACGTGAAAGCTGATCAGTTGTAAAAGTTGCGTAATACTCTGGTATGTCTTCGTCGCTATCATCATCGGAATCTTCATTTTCACCAAAAGTCACCTTTCGTTTTAATATGCCATCGGCATCCGCAATAAACTCGATATGGAATTTACGAGCCCTTACATTGATATTAACACTCCCAATACTACTCAAGTCTTTACACATCTTTTGGAACTCAGAAGATGGAACAATTACAGGTTTTCCATACCCCTTGGGTGTATCTATTTCCAAGTTCTGTATCTCCTGAATATTTATTCCCGAAGTTGTAATACGTGTATTCTCCTTTGGTATTGTCTTGATACCAAGTTCAATTGGGTTATCGGTGTCAATAAAAAGCTGAAGAGAATCTTTTTTCTTGATAGATTTAAGCATTCTGTGAAAATGGTTGAGGTTAAGTCCCATACAGAACTTCTCATCATACTTAAATTTATAAAGAGAGAAGTTCTCCCCTAACAAACTTAGATCTACAAGTGTTTTTCTTGGATGATCGAACATTCTTAAAGATATTCCATCTCTTGAGACCTCAAAACATGCAGTCTTAAGGTTATTAGTCAATAGTTCAGCTAACACTTTAATTTGGTAGGCTTCTCCTGTCTTACATTTGAATTTGATAGGCATTTTGAAAAAAAGAGCGTAACACCTTAAGCCGTAAATAATATTTATTATATATAAATGACAGAGTATTTTGATAAACCTGTCGCGTATTTAGAGATCCAAGATTTTAATAAAAATACAGGTTCTCTTACCAATAATAAGATACCAAAAAATATACCAGTTGTAATTATGATACAATCATCGTGGTGTGGTCACTGTAAAACAGCAAAACCGGAGTTCCAAGCATTTGCAAATGCAACAAAAGATAAAGTTTTCTGTGCAACTATCCAAGTAGATGGTGATAGAAAAAGCGAGAAAGAGTTGGGAAAAATAGTAAAAACTCTTAAACCTTCATTTAGAGGTTTTCCGGACTACTTACTTTATGTAAATGGTAAACGTGTAGATAGAGAAATATCTGGTCGAAGTGTAAAAGATATACGCGACTTTTGCACAATCTAAAAAAAAATACTAGTAATGATAAATAACAAATGGTTCGTGTAAATAATAATTTCGACTTTAAAGTCTATAGATGGGAAACTGTACCTGATATTATAAAAAGACTAGCTGCTAGAATGAACACATTACCTCAATATCTTTTTCTTGTTACACCAAGTCAGACTAGTATTAAAGATTTATTGTTGTCAGAAAGTAATATAGATATAGGAGATATGCTTCAAGATCTGATTAATACACCCATAAAAGATTTTAACAAGTTTTTAGTTGAAAAAAATAGCATGATAGATGGCAAACCTATCAATATTATTAAATATATAATAGAACCCTTTATCTCTTTCAATGAGAAAATTAAGTATCTTACTAGTAAAAATCCTAATGAAGTTAGTTCTATACTCTATCTTATAAATAAAAATTTAAATACGTATAAAAATGTAAATGTTGAGAGTATATGGAGTAAAAAGGCTAGTATCAAAAAGAGAATCGGTGATGAAATAAAAAACAACAAGGAAGATGTCGTCGAAATCACAAAGTTAATTAATATTGAACCAAAGCCGTATACACCATTCCAGAGAGAAGCTGTAAGTCTCCAGTTGGAATGGGATTTTGCAAATCTGACAATACTTGAAGTTTTTGACCTAATTGTACTGTCCCCAACTATACCTTTTGCATGCCTAAATAATCTATATAAGATACTGAGAGATTCTTCTCCTGATCCTAACTGGGAATCTATCGATGGAATTATACATTTCAAGATGTTAATTGATAATACAGAAACTTATATAAGTATACTTATGGAAATTACTGGTGATCCAGGACATGAAATAGCAAATATGTACACTGACCCACTTCCGTATAGAAAAGGTTTAAATGAAACAAAATTTTTACAAAATTTTCATGACATATTCCCATCAATCTCACTAAAACAGAAGAGTAGTAAGATAGTAAAGGAGAAGGGGAGATTTTACTACTCACTCGGTGTTGGTAATAAACCTCTCGATCGTTATATTATGAGTGATTTGGTCATGAACGATCCTTTATTTAACAGATATCTATCTTTTGACGAATCATCAAAAGCAAGTAAAGGAAAAAGATGGAGTTTTTACATGCACTTTTTTGATGAGAATAATAAAAGTATAGTTAAGGCAAATATAACTATGTATCGTGTAAGAGAGAAGGATGAAGTGCATAAAAAATATAATTACCCAATTGCAACTAAACAGGATGACCATCTTTATCTCAGTGTTCTAATAAGTGATGTAAGTAATAGTCAAAATATTGCAAATTTCACGACAATATTTGGGAAACTACTTCAAATGTACTACCTAAAAGCACCAGAACTTATACTTTATTATCAAAAATTATTGGGTGTAAAGAATTTTCCGGAAGAGTATAGTGAGAGAGCTTCCATTATACCTGGTAAAAAAATAGGTTTAACATTGTCACAACAGGCTCCGTTGTTATTTGTAAAAAATTACCCAACAAAGTGTAATCATGCCCCGCGTATTATCTCAGAGGAAGAGTCTGAGATAGTAAAATCAAACGGGTATGATGTAATGAAATATCCAAAGACGGCGGACGAGGGGATTCCACAGAGATGGTTCGTATGCGACTCTCTTAAAAAATATCCATATCCGGGGTTGAAAAAGAATGACTTATCAAATCGTGATATTATTCCTTATCTTCCTTGTTGTCTACAGACAAAACAGGATAATGGAATTGGTAAAAGTTCAGCGACTTATGATCATTATTTTTACGATCAGCCTATTCCTGAAATAGTTGGTAGAAATCAACAAAATCTTATATCCAGACCTATATTTATTAACCCTCCTATGAGTGGAGGTACACTTCCTGTAGATTTAAGTGAAATGTTAAACTTAATTAATCAAGATGAAAGAGTTTTTTTAAGAGTTGGTGTACACGACTCTACATCTTCATTTTTACAGTGTGTTATTGAAAGTCTGTTTGAGAACGGAGTACAAGGATTGAACAACCTTCTCATTGTCGAAACCAAAATTACACTGGAAATTAGAAAAAAGATTAAACTTATAGAAACTAATAATTTAACTGATAAAAAACCTGTAAACAAGAAAAATTTGGAATCATGGAAAGATAGAAAGAATGAAAGAGATAGACAAATGAAGGTCGAAAATTCTAAACTCATGGTTGAAAGAATGAATGAAAGAGTTAAAAAGATTAATATGTTACGACAGACTTTTGCAACAGAAGAAATGGCTGAGAGTTGTAAACAGGAAATGTACAACTATACAACAGAAGAAATAATATCAATAATAAAAGACACAGACTCTTATTTCGACCCTAGGCATTTTGTTAATATGATAGAGAGAAAGTATAACTGTAATATAATTATATTAAGCAGAGTAAAACGCAATATTGTAGGTAAACCAAGATCAAGTCTTATTACTACTATGTCTCTACCTGAACATACACAATCTTACTATAAAATGAAAAGAGACGCTGTTACAATTGTTTTATATGAGCACATGGGTGGTAGTACAGATCACCAAACATATCCAAGATGTGAGATTGTTGCTCTATGGGATACAGAGAAAGATCGAGTTCATTATTCTTATCCTAAAGGGTCAAGTGTGTCTGAAAATCTGGGAAAAATATATGAAAAACTTCGCAAATCTTACTTCTTGAATTGTCCAGTGAATCTTACAACTCTATCAAAGGATTTTCTCATAAATAAAGGTATTATACCTCTGACACAAGATATCGATTCTTATGGAAAATGTCGTGCTATAACTTTTAAATATGAAGATTTTACAGGGACATTTCTAACAGCACCCATTCAACCAATGATACTTTCTCATGGAG